GTGCATAAAACGCTGATTACGCAGCTCACGAAGTGCGGCGGCGCAGCGTGGAAGGTAAACAATATCTCCGACGAAGGTCTTCGACAACAGCTCCGCCCTGGCAGCGCCGATGGTTTCGCGCAACAGCTCCGCCCTGGCAGCGCCGAGCGCGTGGATGCCCTTGCCGATAGGGAATGTCGTTCCACCGAACCGTTCAATCAACCGAGCGGTAGCAGGGAAGCCGATAAGGTCAGCAATTTGCAGGACAACATCGGGCAGCAGCCCGGCTACGCGCTCCAGTTCCATGATTATTCCCCGTTGGGTTTACGGCGTCGTTTAGCGTCGATAATCAACGCTTGCATGAGTTTTGTTAGCTGCTGTACATCTAACCAGTCCACGTATCGTACATCAAACATGTGTTGCGCCATAGTCTCCGCGTACTGCCAGGGTCGGGATGCGTCAGCAAGCAGCGCTTCAATCTTGCTGAGAACGGCTTTTTTGCTTGCTGGCACACTGGGCTTGCGGCCATGATTCCTGACCCGGCGCGGGTAACCCTGTGTGTGCATGTACGCTTTAACAGCTTCGAGTTCCTGCATACTGCATTGCGTAGCGGATGATTTACCGGTTAACCTCGCCAGTACAGCGCGGTACGTTTCATCATCCCATTTTAAGTATGCCTGACCCGCCTTTACTGCGCCGATAAGCGCCCGGTTCGTCTGTGGTTTAGCTGGCATCATCAGCACCCCCAGCGTTATTAACCCACGTCAACCCTTCGGCTTTTTTGAACTGACGAATAAGGCTGGTTGAGCTGGAGAAGAACGGCAACCAATAGCTAACAGAATCATGCAACTCAGGAAAGTATTCCTTAGCCCCACGTTTTCCGAATTTTTTTTCAATTTGCGCCGCCCGCTTTGCTGAGTAAAGACGACGTTTCTTTTCACACCAGAACAGACGGGTGATCGGGTTGTAAACTTCGGTTTTTTCATTCCCCCACGAAAAGCACTGTTCCCCATCAAAGTAGACGGACAGAACAGTGCGGCTTTCGCCGTCACGCACACGTAAGACGGAAATTACCGTGTCGCCATACTTAAATTCGATGTGGCAAAAATAGCTCTGTAACTCCGTTTTAATCTTCGCCCACTGTTCCTTTGTGATTGAGCTGTTTACTGGCTGGCGGCGCTTGCGCGCCGCTGCCTGCTGATTTGGGTTGAGGTTAGTCATGCCGCACCGCCATCCGCACCGGGCGGTCATCACAAATTTGGTAGCCGTCTTTATCCATGCGCGGTGTGATGCCAGAACCACCAGCACTGAGGTACTGGCAGCCCGTACCTGCATCGGTATACAGCGACAAACCAGAACGGCCCACACCGTCTGTGTCATCGCCTGTCAGGCCAGCCTTAAATGCCAGCCATGAGACAACGGGGATAGCTACAGCGCCGACGATCAGATAAATACAGACTTTCTTTGCAGCCTTGCGGCCAGCGCTGATCAGCCCGGCGTAAATGCATTGAGCCCGGTCGGTACGGGCCGCCGGGCCAAATGCCACAATTTTTATCGTGCGTGAAATAATCATTGGAGCCTCACTCTTCATTCTGTCAGCGCTTCAAGCCGCGATTCCACGTCAAGCGTGATTTGCGATGCCATACCCAGACGTAACAGCCAATCCGACAACTGGAACAACGCACCGGCGGGTGTCTCAGCACCTGGAAAATTCTCAAGCACGATAGTCGGTTGCCAGCGGCCATCACTGGCTTTTGATAGCGTGACATGTTGCTCCAGCATTGTGCTGCCGTTGTTGTGCCTGAGCGTCAGGCAGATGACCGCAGCATCAACTGATGACTCAAAGCGAGTCAGGCGGCATTCGACCGATTGAGTATCCACAACACAACGCGCCCGCTGATCGACAGCGTCGCTCTGCGCACGCAGCGCTGTGATTTCATCGCGGCAATCGGCTAACAGGTTCAGCCACTCGTTACCCAAATCCGGGTTATGACAAATAAAGTCGTCGAGCAAGAACAGATTGGCACGCACGCGCGCCAGGTTATTTTTATTCATCATGACACCTTCCAGAGTTTTTTATGTTTCTCAACAGCGCGTTTCATTTCGCGCTGAATTGAGGTTTTGTAGACGCGGGATCCGCGCGCGTCGAAATACTCAAAGCGGGATTTGCCCGGTAATGCAGGTCGCTCATTGACGCGAGAGCCGTCACTCAGCGAGTAGACACGGCGCGCGCCGTTATCCTGGTATTCACAACTGCTGACCATTGCCATTAGCCAGCCCTCCCTGCACACGCGCTGCACAGGTCGTCATCAACCCAGTGACAACCTGGCTGGCACGCTTCATACCAGGTACAACCACACTGGCGGCACATCTGAGACGGGTCGGGGCTGATGCGATACACGCCGGGTTTTGTGTACGACACCGGGTGCAGTGCGGTGATAATCAGCCGCTGTTTTGTGCCGAAAATCTTTGCGCCCAGGTTTTTCACTGCAACATCCGGGTTGTATGTGCATGACGCGGTTTTGCCGCTGTTGCGGGCGATATATGCGCCGGCGCTATAGCGGACGCGTACAGAAACATCAAGATGAGAGATAGACATTATTCAGCCCTCCCGCCCAATACCATTTGAATACCGTTTCGCTTTGCACCGCCTTTTGATTCACACCACGCTAACCATTTTTTCAACGCATCGATTGCCGCATCACCGTCAGGCGCTTCCGGCACTCCGGGAACCAGAAGTTTTCCAGCGCTGTCACCTTTGCCATGACGCGCAACAACGTCGAGAAAACCCTGCAATGCACACTTAGGCCCAGTAGCGATTTGAATGACGCCGGAGCCGCTCGGATGATTATCGGCGGGTAATTCATCACCGATTTCAATTAAGCCGCTAGCCCAGCACCATGCGAATTGTGGCGTCATATCTAAGTAGCTTTTACAGCTACAGCGCGGGCATACCGAGTGGGACACGGCAACTCCGGCGAAATAGCCAAGCGTTAATTTGCGTTCCGATTTCATATGCTGATTTCTGCATCGTGTGCATTTAACCTTAATATCTGACATTCTCATTTCCTCAGATTTAGGCGTAAGCCAGCCCCGGCGGGTTTACGCCATTTTTAAAGATGTTTTAATTTCGGTTTAAATTACTGCGCTGATTTCAACGTATCGATTTTGACGAAATACGGCTCCAGATTAATTTCAACAATCGCACCGCAATTAAAATCACGGGCGACATCAGCCGTTTTTACTATCTTCCCACCACGCAATATCGGGTTCGGGCAATACATAAAGGAATGCCCGACGGCATATTTTTTATTGAACTCATCTGCACCCATATCACACCCCGGCAATATCAAGCGGTATTGGACGGTACTGGTCAGAGTCGCCAATTCGTTCATAGACGCGAATGTAAGAACGGCTACCAACGACTTGAACAGCCTCGCCAATGGCGTCCATCGCCCGCTGCCAGCGTTCATCCGAGATATCTAAACGACGCAGAGCCAGCACGGCACCGGTATTAACCTCGCCCTCTTTCTCGGTCTGAAATGCGCGGTTGATAATGGCGTGGATCTCCGGGCGTGCGCCCTCAACCCAGTCTGACAGGCATTCATCAATCAACGCCTTAGCTGCCTGTAGGCGCTCGTCAAACGCAATGCGGTCTTGCATTGCACGCTGAATCTTGTAGCGCCCGTCGTAGCTGTACAGTGTGACGTTGCCTTTCTTGCCGCCGAGATTGACGCCGTATTCCCCGCCAGAAAGAGCCACAAACGCGGCGATATCGGCAAACCCGGTCATCTTAAACTCAGCCAGTGCGGCATTGACTGCCAGCGCGCGGCCAACAAGCTCGGCAACCAGTTCATCACGGGCCACGTCGATCGGCTTAATCAGATGTTCCGGCGTCAGTACGCCCTTGGCGTCAACCCAGTAGCCCTCTGGGGCTGTTGCCTCAGTGAATTGTTTATTATTAGTGGACATGCTTTTTCTCCTTACTCTTGTTAATTGCGTTGCGTACTTTCTCGTTAACGTGGCCCGCAAGACCTGCTGCGACCGCTATTGCGATGACTTTCACCAGGTTGCTATCTCCCTTTTCATGCTCAGGCTTGCATCTCACACCAACGCCACCCGCGCCGTCACTGCTAATACTGATGACTACTTTAGCCATATCGTTCTTATCTCCAGATAATGTGCGCACCGCGCCAGATGGTCATTTTCACGATGCGCTGTACACCGTTTTTTGTTTCCGTGATTTCAACTGCTTTCGGTTCCCACGCCGCGAACGGGCGATCGACTTCAATAATCGGGCGGCGGAATTTATCATGATAATCAACGACATTAATTCCGGCCCTCAGCAGGCGATTAATGGGTTTCATTAATTCGGGGTTGTTGATTGGCAAATTGCACATAGCAAATACCTCGTTAATTAATCAGCATTTCTGCAAATTTGCGCACCGCGCTGGCACTGACGGCATTACCGCTCAATGCGCTGTGACGGCTGACGCCGCGCACAAGCTTGAATAACCGGCGCGCATTGCCACGGCACGCTGAATACAACGCAGTGCCAACGTCCGGGCTTTCGGCATCCGGCAGCATACTGACGGCGATAGTGCTGATGTCTTCTTCGGGCAGCACGTCACCCAGGAACAGCGCCAGACCGACGCGGGAATAAAGCTGCTTATACTCGCCACGTTTGCCCTTGAGGTTGATGATCAGCCGTGGCATTCCCGCCAGCACAATGCCGACGCCGCTTTTGTCATGGATGCGGCGCAGGGTTTCCAGTGCCCGGTAGGGCAGGTTCTCTGCTTCATCGACAAGAATCAGGCGGCCGGAGCCGTGCAGTGCGGCAATACAGGCGTCGCTCAGGTCATGCATATTGCCGCTTTTGCTCAACCCCAGCCGGGTGCAAAGCTCTTCGAGCACCACGCGGGCGGTGTAACCGGGGTCGGCCTCAATCAGGATTGCATCGCTGTAGCGCGCCCCGTACTCACGCAGCATCATGGTCTTGCCGAGGCCCGCATCGCCGTATACGACATTGATTTCGCCATCCAGATGCGCCATGCGGATCACTTCCATCCCACGTGCAGACGTGACTGTCTCGACATAACGCGGCGTAATGCGCTGACCTTTCTCTTTTTCGCGCTCGCGCACAATCAGATTGCCGACCAGTTCATCAATACCGCTCACGTCACCGGTATATTTGTTTTGCAGGTACTGGCTGACGACGGCCGGTGACTTACCGATGGCCCGCGCAACCTGGGTTTGCGACCAGCCCTTACGGGCAATCAGGTCAGCTAATTCATTACATAAGTTCATGATTCACCTCATTAGTTACTGGTGGTTGCCAGCGTGTTTTTTTCTGAAATAGGCATCGCGGTCAGTCTGGAGGAAGAAAATCGGCTCTTCTTCGGGTTGTTCCGCAGGGATAAAACCGCTCAAATCAAAGGACTGGCCGGGCAACGCCGGGTTGAGTTCAGCGTTGATCTCATCGGCCTTCTTGTTAACCAGCGCCATGCGGCGTGCGTGGCGGTCTTTGCGAACTTTCTCGATGTAATCAACCGGGAACGCGGCGCGTGTGTTGCCGTTGACGATGGCAGTGCAGATGAACGTACCGTCCAACTGACGAACGGTGACGCTGCTGGCATCGTGAATATCGAATGCAACCAGCACCGCCTCACCATCCACCCGGATCAGTTCCTCGGCGAAATACTGGTTATTGAAGACAGACAGCCACCCACGCTGCGCGGTGCGCCTGACTTGCGGGCGGAACATTTCACGCAATTCAGCCTCGGACAACCGGTCAATCTCTGCCGTTTCCAGCAGCGTGGCGCGATATTCGGCAGCAGTGTAGTGTTGGCCGTCGGCGCGGCGCGGTAGCTCGCTGTGCCGGTGCCGTGTGTTATAGGCGTCGATTTCGTCTTCAATGGCGTCAATCAACTGGTTCCAGCTCGGCAATTTGGCGATGGCCGATTTTTGTACCGGGTTCAGTTCCTTACCCTGATTCAGCGCGTTGACTGCCGAATCAATGCCCCGACTGGTAATGCGCACGGTTTCTTTGTCTGCTGTTCTGCCATTGTATGTTGCAAACTTACGGGCAATGCGGGCCGGAATTTCCTTGTTAAGACGCTCGATAATCCCGCGTGCTTGTGGGTTGCCGGGAATGCCTGTCGGGTGTTCAATCCCAAGGCGCGGCAGGATACCGGTAATGTCGGCGTCCAGTAATTTGGCTGTTTCGCCTGCGCCGTTATCGGAGTAGTACAGCAAAGGAACACCGTGGCGCTCGATGCCGTGGCGCAGG